GCGCTGCGGTCACCCGAGGTGCCCCTAGTCTTCTTCTGAGGGCGAACCTCATCCGACAGCCTAGGGCGGACCTGTCTACTGGCGCAAGCGCCCGATGCATTTTTATAGGGTTTTTTGTTCTAATTAACTCACGAAGTGAATCAAGAAGAGATTTTTCTTTCATACAACTTTTCAACATGCGTGAGGTAGTCACACAGCACCGTATTCTATGCGGCTTCTGTCTTGATTGCACGATGAAGAAGTTTTCTAGAGAAGGTTAGGTGCAGCGGCTTCAGAGAAGCGCGTAAGACTTTGCCCCAACTCCAGAAAACGATCAAGTGTACCCTCAATCTTCCATTCTCCGCAGAAAAGTATGCTTATGTAGTCACGGAACACTTAGTCGGCGTGTTTCACTACGAATTCGAGCTTTGTGCTTTCGGGCGAACCCGCGGCCGCATCTACCGTTCTATCTACGCGGACAACCGTGCAGGATAACTTCCAGTCCGACAACTGCGGTGTTACCTACCTGGCTAACTACTGTAAGTATTTTGAGGATTTTAGTTTTGCAAGTGTGCCGGCCGGAGCCGGGCACATGTAACGGAGGGTTTGCACTTCTTTCAGCAAGCGTTGACGATTTCCATCATAATATGTTTTAGGGTGGGGCTGCCGAGCGTAGACTGTATTTCTGGAAGAAGCACAGTGGAACTAACCAATCCGGTCCAACACAAGATTCGAACGGACTCATACGCCACCGCGTGAGACATGACATACAGGAAAGCCGCCGGAAGCACCGAACGCAATAGGTTTTGTACAAACATGTTGTCCAATACGCAAGTTGGCAGGGTGCTTGGGGCTTTCTGTATATCACGTCCGAGTGCTCGGCGGCCCCCTTGCATGCTATGTTGTCACGACTTGCTGTTTCTGTAAGCAGTTCAGATTGTGAAACAACGGAACTACAGCTGTCGCGCGAACGCTCCAGCTGCAGCTCCGGCGAATGCTCCGCCTTCCTGCAACGCATAATCAAACACAGCGTGTGCGCCCGACGCAAGCGCCGAGCCTGCCCTATGTAATGCAGCAACCACTGGACCTGTTGCAACGGGTACCTCACGATGTAATCCAGCTTGCATCGACCCCAACGGATACCGCAAGTAGTACGTGTTGCGTGAGCTCAACGTATAAACCTGGGTGTTTATTGGAGGAGAGAAAGCGAATATCTGGTACGT